CGGTCAGTCGTGACCGACCGGGCTGAACATGTCGCGTTGGCGGCTATCCAGATCTGCCTTGCGCAGGACCTTGATGACCCGGTAGATGAACTGAAGAGAGAACCCGTACTTGCGGGCCAGCTCCCGGTGGTTCTGGCCCTTCCAGTCTTCGTAGATCTGCTGGTGCATGCGCGATGCTTCTATCCGCGCCCCCTTGGGCATGTACAGCTGCTGTCCACCCCATTGCTCAACCATCCGCATGGCGACATCGGTGCCGAGGGCGTTGGCGGCATCCTTAGAAACGCCGAACGCTTCCATGGCTGCGACAGAGACTTGCTCAGCCAAGTCGTCCAACAGATCTCCGGCAGGGCTGCGGCCTTCTGCTTTCATGCTCCCTCCTGCTCAATTCGAGCAATCCATTTCTTCATCTCCTCGATCACAAGACTGGCCTGCTCCGAGGTGAGCCACTGCAAAGCCTGGGCGCCGGTGCGACCCTGGACGAACTTCACCAGCGAATCCTCCGAGGCGTCCCGCAGCGCTCCAAGGTCTCGGAGAGTCAACCAGAGCGAGCGGATCTTGCGGGACCACGGGTCGGCGGCCCGAGTCCTTTTCTCCTTGCCATTTGGACGCACCATGAAGCCTTTGCTCTTGAGCGCTTCCAAAACCCGGTAGAGGTTTGGAACGCTCAACAGGGCTGTTGAGGTCGCACCGCCAAGCTCTTTCATGCCGGCCAACATCAGGCGATAGGTGTCGTCATCCATCTGGAGTTCGCGACGAGCAACATGGATCAGCTTGATCAGACGCAGTCGATTGGGGTTGGACGGTGCGGCACTCACAAGCTGCCCTCCAATTCGCTCACAACAATCCAGGCATCCGGGTCGAGAGGTGTACGACCGTGGGCACTAAGCAATTCACCATTTGCACCACGGTGAGCCCACCCGATGCATTTATCATCGCTGTAGTACCTCAGCTTCACCGTGGTGCCGTATGGATACTCGGTGTTGGGGAGTTTCTCCAGCCGACGAATGCGGCTGTGTAATTTCGTCGCGACGGCCTTCTGCAGGTGTGGCAACGCGAGCGCAGCACGGCATTGGTCGAGGTCGAAGCTCTCCAAGGCTCGCAGACGGCTTTCAACATCTACCGCGCCGTACTGGCGACCAGGTCGAATGAAGGGATTGGCGTGTGGCATATCACACCCCCTGGGTCAGCCGAGCGACTGGCTGATGGCCAACCGCGTGATGCAGTTGAGCTGAGCGGCCAGCCTCGTATCCGGCGTCACCGGCCACTTCGTCGCGTGCCTTGAGTTTGCGGCGTTTCATCTTGGCCTGACCAAGCTTCGGGTAGTTCTTCGCCATGTAGGCCTGGATTGCCTCGGCAATGTTGTCCTCGACACCAGCGAACTGCTCTACCTTGACCAGAACGGCATCAATCCAGCCGTGAGCGAAGGCGTCTCCCCGCGCTACTTTGGTGGAGCGCTTGCAACGCTTCTGTGTCGCAAGGTAGTCCCGTCGGGCCTTCTGCAGCTGGCGCTCCAGGACCTGGTAGGCGTAGCCCGCTAGCTCTGGTGCCGCGCCGCAACCGATGAAGATGAATGAGGCGTGCTCGAACCAGGGAGCACTGATGATGAAGTGGACGCCGAACGCCTCGCCACAGACGTGAGCCAAGCGTACACGCCAGGCCGGGGGCTCGCTCTCTGATCCTGCGGCTACCTTTGCCTCGCCGGCCATGCTGGCAAGAACGTCACCCATTTCCACGTTGTAGGTTTCCATGAGCTTGTGGGCCTGGCGCAGGGCGATTTCCGCTTCATTTGGATTGGAGCCTTTGCCCTTGGCCATCTCCAGGCACTTCTTGATCTTGTCGAGAATACGGTCCTGGTCCACGTTACACCCCCGCCAAGGTCAGGTTGATCGGCAAATACTGGTCGGTGGTGCCCTGGCGTTTGTAGACCCGGATGTAGACGGCAGTACCGTTCACCTGGATGGAATCTTTCAATGCCTGCATGGCGGTCTTCCAGGCCGGATCGTTGATCTCCACCCGCAGCAGACTGAGCACATCTTTAACCATGAGCTGGCCCTGGCGGTTGGCCCTGAATGCTCGGTCAACCAGGACGCGCAAATGGTCGTTCGCCCCCTCCGACCAGGTGCTGATGCACTGGTTGATCAGCTCGCGGGCGGCGAGGATCTCCTCGGTAAAGACAATGCGGTCTGCATAGGCGCGCTCGATCTTGTACTGGCCGTCATAGGTGGTGATCGAGACATTGCCCTTCTGCCCACCCAGTTGGACGCCATAGCGTTCAGAGGACACGGCAATCAGATCGGCGATATCGGCGAGCGCCTGTTTCTTGAAGTCGGCCAGCAAGGCACTGATCTTTTCGGCGGTGTTGCCGAGGTCGCGAGCAACGCCGTCGCGCAATTTGTCGTGTTCACGGACCTGGTGCTCGGGCACCAGATGTCCTGCAGCGTTCATGACGAAGCCAGCCGGGATCAGGACGGCCTGGGTTTGATGGTTATCGGTCACGGGTTGGCTCCTGAGCAGGGGAAAAGGTTTTGCAGCCACAGCGGGGGACAAACGGTGTCGCTAAGCCCGGACTGGCTTGGGTGCGGGCGACGATGCAGGTCAGCCAAAGGGCCCACCCAGCGACAGCGGCGACACTGAAGAAGTCGATCAGTCATCAACACTTCCCCCGTGCTGCCTTTGCGGCGCGCTGGTCCTGAAGCTTCTCTGCGAGATAACGCAACTCGCCGTGGATCTTTGCGTAGTTTCCCGCGATGAACAGGTCCAGCAGCTTTACCAGCAGGTTGTTGTGTTGAACCTGGTACGCCTTCAACTGGTAGATCTGCTCATCCTGGCGGGACAGCTTGCCTATGGCTTCCTCCGCCAATGCGCAGAGTTCCTGGTGGCTAAGCTGAGAGAGGTCCTTGGGCACCAATGGCGTACGTTCAGTCACAGCTGATACCTCTCTTGAATCCAGCTCCCAGGCGCTATTGCGGGTGTAGGTTCAGGCTGCTGTTCGTGCGGGAAGAGCTGGCGCTGGTCTCCGCTCTGCAGCTGGCTGTCGGGGATGCAACTAATCGATGCGCCCTGGTAAAGGCTGTAGAGGTAGCAAGTCACTCCACGTCGGTCGTCGTGTACTACACGGACGTTGTTGTCGATTCTTTCGTCTGCGTTGGCGCCAGTAGCCAGCAATAGGAGGCCGAGGGCAAGGCGGCTCATTGGTCCTGCTCCTTCACCAAGCTGAACCACACCACCTCGACGCCACGGATCATCGCGCTGGAACGAGTACGGCGCCCCTCTGTCGAGTAGCGGAGCGAGCGTAGTTCGTGGCCGAAGCGCCGAGACAGCTGATCAACGCTCTCTACATCGATCTTGATGCGATTCTCGGCCAGCTCCAGCCCAATAACTTGGATGCCGGCATCGCGCATGTCGCGGGTCAGCTCGTTGAATGCCGACAGCTTCACCGAGAAGTCAGCGGCAAGAATGCTCAGTGGTGGACGTTCAGTCGGGAGCACATTCACGGTGACCATGTCACACCCCCTTAACAACATCGGCGGTGACCAAGGGCTCACCGATCTGTGTGGCCAGATTCATGGCTGCTTTCACGAGGTTGCTGAGGGCGAGCGGATAGAGCTGGCTGGTCTTGTCGCGGCCACTGGTGCTCAGGCGTTGAATAACTGCCTGGATGCCACATTGGCTGATGACCTCTTGCAGCGGCTTTTGGAGCCTGCCGAAGCGGAAAGCCAGGTGTTGTTCGACGGCGGTAACCGATATTGGAGACAGCTCCACGATCTCGACGCGTTGCGCAACCTCTCGCACTTCGCCATTGCGTGGGCTCAGCTTGTGCAACAGTTCCGGCTGGCCGATCAGGATGATCGAAATCAGCTTGGTAAAGCCTCCGACCTCCAACTCGCGCAGCCGCTTCAGTTGCTTGAGCGTCGGGATCGGCAGCGAGTGTGCTTCTTCGATGATCAGCAAGTGCCGGTTGCCAGCTGCATGACTGGTTTTCAATGCACGGTGCATCTGGGCGAAACGGGCTTCGGGAGAGGACTTCGTCTTTTCCAGGGGCGCAACTGCGGCCATGATCGCTTCCGCGATATGGGTGCTTTTCAGCGTCTTGCCCTTGGTGTCGTTATCTTCCATCGCGAGGATGTACGGCTCAATCACCATCACCGGGGCATTTTCAGCCTCCAGACGGTTATGCAGATCGCGGCGCAGCGTGCTCTTGCCCGCGCCGGATTCGCCGATCACTGCCAGAAACCCATCATGTCGGGCGACCTGGTACATGGACTCCCGGACGTAGCGAATATCCGGGCTTACATACATGTCTTCAGCGTCCTGCAGCTCATCGAGCGGATCGCGGAACAGACCGAACTGTTTCCGGGCGGCTGGTGTAAGTACCTGTTTCGCCATTAGCATGGGCTCGCACTCCTGTTCGTTTACTTGGTCGTTTTCGGGTGGGGATGCAGGGGCCTCGGCGTTGGCGCGCCGGGGCTCCATCTCTTCGAAAGCTGCGCCGATGGCAGCAAGGTTGGCGCCGCGCTGGGCAAGGAACGTTTGAATTCGTCCCTGCAATGCGTTGCGATCCAGCGATTTGGGCCACTGGTTGTGGTTGATCAGTTGGGCGATAGCGGCCTGGCTCAGATCGACCGCACGTGCCAGCTCGGCCTGTGGGACCTTGATCTCGGCGAGCACGTCCTTGAGCTTCAACATCAGGCATTACCTCCTACTACGCGCAGGCCTGGCCGGGCTGGCGCACGCAGTTGCTGGGTGATGGCGTCGAGCTGATCTTCCGGCACGCCGTTTGGGTAGCTGGACTTGAGCCAGGCCATCGAGTCGGCAGTCCAAGTGCTTCCCAGCTGGAGACGCAGCAGTTTTGCGGCCTCCACGTGGGAGAGAGGTTGAATCTCCACGGTTGGCGCGGTGATGGGCGAAGCAACGCCGCGCCGTGGCATGTAGGTAGGCAGCACCGTATCGGTGATGTGCTTGTGCGGATCGATCTCGCCGTTGAACGGCAACGCCCGCGCCTTGCGGGCTGCAGCCGCGTCTTCCTGCGATTCGGTTCCGGTAACCAGCTGTTCGATTGTCTTGCGAGCCTTCTGCGCTGGGGTATCGGCCTGGGACTTGAAGGATTCGCCGATCACTGCGGAGGTCGCCTTGAAGCCGTTGGCATCGATGGCGATTCGCTCAACCACATGGAAGACCTCCCGGCCATCCTCGTTCGTCATTACCACCTGGGCGCTGTCTTCATCGCGCCACGGGTTGCGGGTGATCAGCAAGGTATCGCCCACCATGATCTGTGGAATGCTGGACACATCGAATTGCCCGCCGCGATAGGAAACCTGGAGGAAGTCGTTGACCTTCCGGGTCTCAGGCGCGGTCACTGCCAACTCGCGGCAAACCTCCACCGATGGCGCCAGGCGCAGTTGATCTGCTTGAACGGTCAGCCACTGCCCGTAACGGGTGCGGCGGTGGCGCGTATGGATGGCGGTCGCGTTGTGGTAGCGCATCCACTGTCCCGCCCAGCCGTTGATCTGCTCCAGCGTTTCGGCTTTCTGCAGCTTCAAGGCCGACTCGAACTCGCGCTCAACAATGTTGTGGGCCTGTTCAACCTGCCCTTTGGCGCGAGCGTTGCCCACCTTGTTGATGATCAGCTCGATGCTCAGCGCCTTGCACAGGTTGCGGAAGATCGCCGAAGTCATGGCCGCGCCAGGGTCCGTCATGATGATGAACGGCACACCATGGAAGGGATCGTTTTCGCCGCGCTTCTGCATGCAGCAGATCAACACATTGCACAGGTTTTCCGCAGACTCGGCGCCCAACACGTACTGCACATAGATGGTGCCGCTGGTGTGATCGGTGATGACGTACCGCCACAGTCGCTTGCGTTCGATCTTTTTCAGGTTGGTTGGCTTGCCGTCATAGAACTCGGCCTGGCTCATGGTCTTGGCGCCATCATCGTCCAGGTAGAACTGGGTGGAGATCGATGCGTCAATCTGCCAAACGTGATTCGGATGACGGCTGGCCAGCGAAACGGCTGGCTCCGGTTGCAGCAGCTGATCCGGGTGCACGCGGTAGGTCCGCAGTGCACGGGTGATAGAGCTGATCGATAGCGGTACGAACTCACCAGTTTTCTCGTCGACGCGACCGGCCAGGATCTTGCCATTGCTGCGCAGCCGCTCCACTGCACGTTCAACGGTGGAGAGCTGTTTGTTGTTGGCGCGGATCGACTCCAGGAGCAATGCCGAGATCAGGTAGGCCTCTGGCTCACTTAGGGTGGTCTGGCCTGCGTCGGTACGGCGCTTGCGAGGGGCATTCACAGTGACCTCCCGAAGTTTTCGATAGATGGTCGGCAGGGACAGGCCCAGCTCAACGGCCGCTGTTCGGCAGAGCTCGGTGCGCTGGCCATGCGGGGCTACTTCCACCGCACGGGCCAGGTC